GTGCTCCGCGACCTGCCCGATGACGACGACTGGCTAAACCACGAACGGCGCGCCCTGGGCGACCGGATCCGCATCGCCCGCCTGCACCGGAACCTCACCCAGGAGCGGGTCTACCTAGCCGCCGGAATCTCCCGCGCCACACTGCAGAAGATCGAGGCCGGAACCACCGATGCCCGCATCTCCACCCTGCTGCGGATCGCCCGCGTGCTTGGCCTGCATGTGGCCGACCTCCTCCGGTAAGCGCACTCCGTTGACCCACAGTGAACCCCGCATACCCGGAGTAAGGGAACGCTTACGCCGCATATATCTGTGCAGGTCTCACGGATTCTCCCCAGAAGATCACCGATACGTCACGCCCTGGCCAGAGGTTTCACGGCATCTCTTCCGCGAGCTGCCGGTAGGCCCGATCGCAGGCGGCTTCCCAGCCGCGCCAGAGCCGCTGCCCGTCGCTGCAACGATCGCGATCCAGATCCCGGCACCTGCGGCATGCTCTGGCGTGTGAGGCGTAGAGAGCCTTGGCCTGCTGTGGGGGTATGGCGTCCGCGCTGCTTTCGGCGGGTCGCCGGCTCTCCGTAGGCTTGCCCATCGTCGACGCTCCGATCGTCGGCTGCCTCCCGGATGCTGCGCCGCGTCCGGGAGGCGTTGCTGTTCCTGCTGGTCACGATACGCGCGCGATAGGATCGATAGGTGCGATAGGGCCGATACGTTCGCCCGTCTCGCTCATCGGGCATAGCGGTCCCTAGCGTCTCGATCATGGACTGGAAGCCGGATATCCCAAGGTGGCGGCAGGTGTACGCGGTCATGGAGGAGCGGATCGCGGACGGCACCTACCCGCCGGGGGGACGGCTGCCGTCCGTGGTTGACGTGTGCGCCGAGTTCGAGATCTCGCAGATGACGGCACGGAAGGTGCTGCAGAAGCTGCGGGAGGAGGGCCTGGCGGCCATGTTCCCGGGCGTGGGCACGTTCGTCACCGAGCTGCCCCAGCCGCCGGCCGGAGACTGACCGCTGCCAGACCCCACGGCTAGGCTGGCTCGTATGCCTCCCTCTCCTCGGCCTGTGGGCCCGGTGCGGTCTGCTGCGGCCGTGAACGAGGACATTCGCGCGCTCGTCATCGCGGCGGGCGGCTGGCTGTACGGGGAGACGCGGCAGCGGTACGAGGTGCTGGTCGCGGAGTGGGCGGTGGCCACGGCGGCGGAGCGGGCGCGTGGAGACGTCGTGAAGGCCGCGTAGGATCCGAGCCCGTGAGCGACATCGAATACCCGAGCGATCTGATCGAGCTGGAGCGCGCGGCCTGGCGCGAGATCCAGGAAGGCGCCCTCACCGTGGGCAAGCAGGTCGTGCGGCATGCGGAGGCGTCCGCCTCCTAGAGGTTGCGGCCCGACCCGGGGGTTCTACGACCCAGGCCGGGCGCCAGCAACTCACTCAGCAAACCCGGCTTGCTCGGAAAACAACCGGAGACCTCAGATTAACCGCGGGCACTGACAATCCGGCGGCGCGTCGACAGCCGGTACGTGCCGACGGCCTCGCCGAGCAGGGGGCGCCGACGGCGGATCATCTTCAGGGCGCGGTCACGGTTGGGGTACGGGCGGTGGGCCATGATCCCCATCCTGGCAGAGCGCTACGGCCCGTCCGGCCAGGTCGTCAACACGGCGCCGGTCTCCTCGTCGGTGAGGGTGACGCGGGCGCCGGGCATGGTGCTGTGCTCGCCGATCCAGCGCGTGAACTTCCTCCGCGCGGTCTCCTCGCTCCCCCACCAGCCGTTCATGACCTGCTGGCCGTCGACGGTCAGGGCGAGGTGGAATCGGTCAGGCTGCATGCCCCCCAGCGTGGCAGACCGCCTCAGGGCAGCCGCATAGCCTCCCGTGGGGAGGAAACCGGGAGGCGCGGCGGGCCCCGCCGAGACACGCTCGGCAGGGCCCGACAAGGGGACCATCACCCGGGGGTTGGCTCCGGACCCGCACCCACACCCTGCACCACAAACCAGCCAGAGGGATAGATATCGGCCGAGGAAAACTCGGCGCTGCCTACTTTGGGATTTCGTCGGCCGCATAGGTGCCGGTGCCGAGCCACCACAGCAGAGAGTCGCGCTGTTCCTCTGTGATGGCTCCGGTCTCGAAGTGCCCGCGAACGAGGTGGCTCATGAATGACACCGCTACGCGCAAGCTCGCTGCCGCCTCCTCCATCGTGAGCGACAGTCCAGCCGCCATATAGGCCATCTCCCACTGTTCAGCCATGTCCCGCTTGATGCGCTCTCCAGGGCCTTCCTTGAACAGCGGAATTACGTTGTCTAGCTGGTCGCTCACTGGTTCCCCTCGTGTGAGTTCAGCCGCTCCCCCAGCCGGGCGGCGAGGGCGTAGGCAGGGTGGTTGTCGAGCTGGCGCCGGCGCCGGTTGTACCGCTGGGTGGTGCGAGGGTCGGAGTGGCTGACGGCGTCCTGGACGTCCTGGAGCGGCACCCCGTTGGCGAGGTTGTCGGTGATGAACTGGTGCCGCAGGGTGTGGGGCTTGATCGTGGCGGCTTGCGGGATTCCGGAGCGGCGGGCGAGGACGCGGAGGTGCTTCCAGACTTCGGGCTGGGTCCAGCGGCGGCCGGTCTCGGTGGTGAAGAGTGGGCCGTCCTGCCGGTCGCCGAGGTAGGCGAGGAGCGCGTCGAGGGCGAGCGGCGGCACGGGGGCGGGCCGCTTCTTGCCGCCCTTCTGTGTGAGGGACAGGGTGCGGTGGCCGCGGTCGTAGCCGAGCTGGTCGGCGTTGAGGGAGAGGAGTTCGTCGACGCGGGCGCCGGTGAGGTAGAGGAGCATGACGAGGGCGTAGGAGCGGGGCGCCCAGTCGCGTGCGGCCTGGATAAGCCGGGTCGTTTCCTCCTCGGTCATGCCCTCGGTGGGCGAGTAGTCGGGGTCGATGTCGGGGCGCTGGACCCCGCTGAACGGGTTGAGTTCGGTGAGGCCGACCTGGATCACGTAGTCGTAGAACGACGCGGCGGCCGAGAGCGTCTGCGCGACGGTGGCGTCCTGGGGTGGCTTCCCCTGGCGTCCCGGTGTCTTCGCCACCTTGTTTGCGTAGGCGTCCGCGAGTGGGAGTTTCGCCTCAAGGGGGTGGGCTCGGGTGCTGCGGGCGTACTTCTCCCAGCTCCGGAACGCTCGCGCGTAGGCGCGCTTCGTGTGGTCTGACTTCTGGCGGGCGATCCATGCTCCGGCGGCGGTCGGCAAGGGGTCGCCGTTGCCGTAGACCTCGGCGAGATCGTTCGCGAGGTCGCGGGCCAGCTTGTGCCAGTCGTCGCGGGGGTCGTGCCGGTCGGTCGACAGCTCCGCCGACGGGCGCGGAACGAGGACAGCCTCGGCGCTCACTTCCGTGTCCGCATCGCCGAGGCTGCCCCTTCGATGCCGTCCTCGTAGAACCTGTTGAAGACGCCGAAAGTGAGCCCCTCGTAGACGGCCGTGCTGAGTGAACTGCCGCCGGTCACCGTTTGCTCCGCGTCCTTGCCGCTCTGCTTACCGATGAGCAGTGCCAAGTACGCCGCCTCGTCGTGCGACAGCTCCACGAGCACACTCTCCGGCATCTCCTCGTCGTTGAGGCCGATCCGCTTCACCTTCACCGAGTACCTCCAGGGCTAGGATAACTGTCATTATCAACCATAGAGTTGGGCAGTCGCCAGCACTTCAGAAACAACGAAGCGCCCCCTCCCGAAGGAGGGGGCGCGGGTCATTCGGTGTCGTCGTCGACGGGCGGCGGGAGGTCGGGTTCGAGGAACGGCCGCGGCGACAGCCAGAACGGCGGCGGGTCGTTGTCCACAGGGGTCACACTCCAGTTCGATCGTGGTGGCTCTGTTGCGCTTTCAGGAGCAGATGGATCCGCTGAACCATCAGCGCGGCCACTGACAGCAGCACCACTGTCCGGAAGATCCGCAGAGCCATGAGTGCCGCCGGATCGTCCTGCAGAAACGTGGCGAGTGCGGTGTACAGGCACAGAGCCGCAACCGTGGCAGCAAACGCGACCTGATTACGGCCGATCTTGCTGCGCCACCAGGGCGCCTTCAGATGGTAGATCACAATGAAGGCCGTACAGAGCAGCACGGCCAGCAGCGACATGGCGACGTTCATCCACTGGTCGCTGCTCAGGTCTCTCATCGCGCGGCTCCTCTGCGTGCGGCGTAGGCGGCCTCGATCCGCTCCGCGAAGTGGTTTTCCTCGATGGCCCGGCGGATCGGAGCGATAGTCGCGGTGACGACAGACCCGCGGGCTTCGGCTGCCGCGCGTGCCTCCTTGGCCCGCTTGAGGGCTGCCTCGGAGTCACGGTGACGGTGGACGTCACGCCCGTGTACGAGGCGGTGGAGCCATGCGAGCACTGCCGCTCACCTCCTCCTCGTCCGCCTGCCCCGGCTGAGGCAACGCGGTGAGGATGTTGCCGCCGAGCCGGGCCATCTCCAGGAGCTCGCCGGTCTGTTCATGCTCAAGGCGGCGGGCCGCCTCGGACTCCAGGTAGGCCGACCGCCAGTTGTCCCGGTCGGCGAGGACGTCCTCGTGGGTACGCCTCGGGATGAGGCGGCCGGTCAGGATGAGCAGGACGACGAGGGTCAGGAGCGCTGCGGCTCCGGCGTCGAGCGGGTTGATCCCGAAGACCTCCGTCATCGGCTTCTCCCCGGTCGTGTCGTGTGCGGAATGATCAGACGCTCCGAACGGTGCCGCCCGCCGGCGCCGTCGGGCTTGACGGCGACACCTGGCCGCGGGTGATGAACATGAGCACGGCGAGGACCACACCGTTGATCGCGGCCGTCGTTGTCGGCTCTACCTCGTAGCCGAAGGCGGCCACGGCGGAGGCGATCGTGGCGACCAGGGTCGTGAACGCTTGCACGGCGATCGGCCTCGTGAGGGCCGCGGCGATGGCGCCGAGGATCGCGGAGACACCGGCGACTGCCCAGCCGGCCTGCTCCTCGGTGAGGCCGACGTTGAAGGTGACGACGAGGCCGAGCATGGCCGACAGGCTGTTCAGCCAGAGAGCGGGCTCACGCCCCAGGATCGTCTTCATGATGGTCTCGATTCTGTTCGATGGGTCAGGCGACGACGGTGAATCCGTACTTGGCGCCGAGGCGTTCCAGCGAGGCGCGGCCGGGGATGCCGTCGGCGTCGGAGCCGGTGTAGGAGCCGCCGGCCTTCGAGCGCTGCCAGGCGGCGTAGGCCTGGACGGTGATCCGCCCGTAGTGGCCGTCGGAGTACTGCTTCGAGAGCAGTCCGGCGTCGACGAGTGCGGCCTCGACGGTCTTCACGCCGCTGTATGTGACCGGCTGACCTGCCCTTGCGGGGTCGCTCTTGGCTGCGGCGATCAGCTTCGACAGGTCGACGACCGGCATGGACGGCTTGGGCGGTGTCGGTACCTGCGGCTTGTCGCCGAGGCGCTTCGCGATCCGCTCCCGCATCGCGGCCCAGTCCACGCCGCGCGGGTCGACCTTGCCGGGCTGCCAGTCGAGATGCCGGATCACCCGCGTGGCCGACCAGCCGTGCACCCGGCAGATCGCCGCCGACACTTTCTCGATCGCCAGCAGCTGCTCGGCCGGCCATGGGTCGCGGCCGTCGCCGAGGTTCTCGCATTCGAAGCCGTAGAAGTGGCGGTTGCCGTCGGTGCTGGCCTGGTCGTCGGCCGGCACCGCGCGCTCGGCGATGACCGCGGCGAGAACGTCGGGGTCACCGAGGCCAGCGTGGTTCGCTCGGCCGTAGCCGACGAGGTGCACCTTGCCGTCCTTGGTGATGACGCCGTGGCACAGCGGGCCCGGCAGACCCGAGTAGCCGTTGCGGCAGATGTCCACCGTTCTCGCCGAACCCGACGTGACGGTGTGGTGGATCATCACACCCTGCGTAGGACCCCACGGGCCCATGTGATTGCGGTTGTGGGTCTCCCAGTTGCCGACTGTCACGAGGTGTACGCCCTCGTCGAGCAATGCCTGCGCGAACTGGGATGCCGTCATGGGCGGGGCCATGGGGCCTCCAGATGAGAAAGGCCCCGGCTTGGTGGCGCGGGGCGGCAGTGTTGGGGGGCGGTCAGGTGGTGTAGCCGTGCAGCAGGATTCCGCTGCCGGCGCCGAAGCTGCCGGCGGTGAACGCCCCGCCGGTAACGGTGGGCGGGGTGGTCTGGCCGGTGTCGGTGCCGCCGAAGCCGGGCGACACGCTCGCGAGGACGTCGGCGACGGAGCCCTCGGAGACGAGGTTCGGCACGGTCGTCGCTTTGATCATGACGCCGAGGTAGTGCAGGCCGCCGTAGGTGGTGGTGTACGAGCTGGCGGCTCCGGCCGTGGCCTGCGCGACCGCCAGAGTCTTCACCGTGTTGGCGGCCCATGCGGCGGTGAGCTGGTCCGCGGTGCGGGCGAGCGCGACGCGGCTGCGGTTGTGGAGGGTGAACCACCAGTTCGTCGGCGTCACCATCGCGGTCCCGCCCGAGACGAAGCTGATGTTCGATACGACCAGGCCCTGCGGCAGCCAGATCGGGACCAGGTACAGCGTTCCGGAGGTCGGTGTCGACGTCGTCCCGCACCGCAGACGGCTCGTCGTCTCGTACCGGCCCGACGGGCGGACGAGGAGCTCAACGACGCCGGCCGCGTCGAAGGGGGAGGGTTCGTTGCCGGTGGATTGGTCATCGAGCGAGCCGGAGGTGCCGGAGTCGGCGAGGTCGTTGCCGTAGCGGCGGACATTGGTGCACGTGGACGTGATGGACAGGCCCCAGGCGGCCTCGTTCCCGGAGCCGTACTTACGCACCCGGTTGCCCACCACGAGCAGCCCGTCGAGTGAGCTGGAGACGCGCATCCCGTAGTTCCCGGCCGCCGACCTCGAGGAGCCCTTGATGAAGTTGTCCAGGACCTGAATGTCGGAGCCGCCCAAGAGGTGGATGCCGTTGGTGCCGGCGTTGCGCATCGTGTTGGAGGCGATGGTGATGCCCTGCCCGGTGTCGCAGGAGACGCCGGATCCGCCGGGCTGGTAGATGCGGTTGCCGGATACGGTGCCGCCGTAGACCTGTTCCTGCGAGATCGCGGTGCCGCCGGGCTCGCGCACGGTGTTGCTGGTGACGGTGTACTGCTCGACGTGGAAGAGGCGGATGCCGTTCTCCCCGCCGCCGACGACGTCGACCACGTTGCCGGTGATCGTGGCGTCGTGGATGCGTCCGGTCTCCTCGCCGTACAGCAGGATGGCGTCGTCGACGCTGCCGGTGTCGCGGATGGTGTTCCCGGTGATGGCCAGGTTCCGCATCACCTGGGAGGCGTTGGTGACGACGCCCGCGAGGTTCGTGGAGTCGGCCGCATCGGCGCTGATGATGGAGCGGGCCCGGATGCCCGCACCGCATCCCTTGACCGTGTTGCCCTCGATGACGGTGTCGTCCCAGGCGTAGGCGACGACCGGGTACTGCACCAGGCCCTCGAAGGTGTTTCCGGTGATGCGGATCCGTCGGTGCGCGGTGCCGACGGTCGCGCTGTGGGATCCGACGCCGCGCGGCCATGCGGTCGTTCCCGCGGTGCCGCTTGCGCCGACGTAGCAGTCGCGCATGGTGGCGTCTTCGCAGACCGTGTTGTCGTAGGGTCCGAAGCCGCCGAACACGCCGCTGGACTTGGCGAGGTCGAACTGCACGGCCTCGGAAAAGTCCCTGCCTCCGGGATCGACGTAGCCCAGGAAGCGGCAGCGCTCGATGGTCGCGTTCTTCGTCGAGTTCAGCTCGATCGCGTGATAGCCGCTGACATCCCGCACCTCGAGGTCGCGGATCGTCACGCCGCGGGCGTGCCCGATGGAGATGCACATCGCCGAGCCGGTCAGCCCGGACGTCGTCCCCCTCATGTTCCACAGGCCACCCTCAATGAGGATGTTCCCGTGGCCGGTGTACCCGCCGAGGGCCTGGTCCGCGTCCCCGTTGAGGAGCATCGTCCCGGCGTAGTTCCGACGGAACTCACACCCGGGCAGCAGCGTCAGCCTCGTGTTGCGGTAGATCCGGAGGATCTCGCCGATCATGTAGGTGCCGGAGGGGACGATGACCCAGCCGCCCCCGGCCGCCGAGGCAGCGGCGAGGGCCTCGTTGATGAACGGGGCGTCGTTGCCGGTGCCGTTGCCGAGCGCCCCGTAGACGCGCGGGTTGTAGATGCGCATGCCGGACAGCTGCAGGTTCTGCGGGGTGAACGTTCCCTCGACGGTGAGGTCGCCCTCGACGTCCAGACCGTCGACGGTGGCGCCGCCGGTGACGCTCAGGCCAGCCTCGACGGTCAGCCCGCCCTCGAACGTGCTGGCCCCGGTGACGGTGCCGCCGTCGGTCTTGGACAGGGCGTCAGCGGCTGCGCTGAATGCCTCCTGCGCGAGCTCGCGCGCGGCCTGGTACCAGCGGACGGGGCCGCTGGGCCCGTTGTAGGCGTACTCGATCACAGTGACGTCGGCCGCCTTGAAGGACCGGATCGCACCGGGGGTGTCGGATCCGGACGCGTTGGAGCGGAGCTCGCTGATGGGGGTCGTGCCGTCGACCTCGTACAGTGCGGTGACCTGCTCGTTGGTGCCCGCCCGGTAGACGAGGACCTGGAAGTTGGTGACCACGTTTCCGGCAGCGTCGGTGAGGACGTCGGACGGTGTCCCGCCGAAGGTGTACTGCGTCATGCCGTCCTCTCAGTCGGTCCAGTAGTCGCCGTTGATGGCGATCCACGGGGTGCCTGCTGCGGTGGGTCCGTCCTGGGACCACCAGGTGATGTCGCCGGCGTCGCCGAGAGTTGAGGAGGTGTCGACCTCGAGGACCTCCAGCTTCCCGACGCCGATGACGACGTCGCCCGCCAGCGAGCACGTCCCCGCGTAGGCGCCCACCTGCTCCTGCGGGATGCACGCGGTCGGTACGGTGCCTACCTTCACGCCGTTGGTGGGGATGACCTGCCCGTCTGTGCGTTCGATCCGGCCGCGCAGACTGACCCTGCTGCCGATGAGGCGGGCCTGTGGTGTGTAGCCGCCGGAGGACTGGTAGCCGGAGGCGAGGGTGACGTTCTGCCAGGCGGGCAGCGGCTCCCACACCGTGATCCACGTGTTGGTGCCGCCGTCGGTTTTGATCCACGTGGTGCCGTCGTCGGCGACCGCCACGGTGTGCTGCGGCGCCGTGGACAGGGTGGAGTTGCGGTCGGCGAGGTCGGTGACGTGCTGGACCAGGTGCGGGTCGATGGCGGTGGCCAGGGCGGCCAGCGCGGAGGCGACGGTGGGTGTGTCCGCGCCTGCGGGCACCGGGAGTTCGGCGTATCCGATGGTGGGCAAGGGTGCTCCTACGCGGAGAAGGTGATGGTGATCTTGCCGCCGGTGAATGCGGCGTAGTCGCGGGAGCCGTTGGCGTAGACGGCCAGGCCCTTCGCCGCGCCGGACGCCAGCTGTGAGCGCCAGGAGGAGGGCAGCGTCGCCGTGCCGGTCGCTCCGACGCTGAGCGAGAGGAGTTCCTCCGGGCCGTCGTCCAGGTCGAGTTGCCCGGACGGTGCCGAGGAGTGGTCGTGCAGGTAGAGGTGCATCGGCCGTTTCGCGTTGACGCCGGCACCGGTCTTCCGCGAGAACCGCACGGTCATCGAGGCAACGGTCTTGCCCGCGCAAGCGTTCTGGATCGCCGCCCCGTAGAACCACGCGCCCCTGCGGTTGCCGCGGCCGGTCCAGTCCCCCTGTGTCGGGGAGGCCGCGTACTCGTCAGGTCTGCCGTTGCGCCAGGACCCGGAGTCTGTGGGCGAGATGGTCACCGGGCGCGGCGCGGGAACGTCCGGCGTGCTCGGCGAGGGATCAGCAACCGAGGCGACCTTGAAGTACAGCTCCAGCTTGCCGTCGACCTTGCGGACGTGGACCTCGCTCGCCTGCTGCCACCCCGAGCCGGCTGGCGCCCCCGTTCCATAGGTGGCGGCCCGCACAACCTGGGCGTCGATAGCGGCCTGAGCAGCGATCTCCTCGGTGTTCTCCTGCTGGGTTTCCACCGGGTCGGCGCCGAGCCGCCACAGCACTACCGGCCGGGCCGACAGGCGGGCCGCGACCCAGTCGCCGGCCTTGCGGTCGCGGTAGGAGTCGGGGCAGGGCACCTCCAGCAGCAGGGTTCCGTTGCCGAGTTGGAGATTGACTCGCCCGGACTCGGTGACGTCGGCGACCTCAACCGACACCACGTCGCCCGCAGCGGATCCGGTGTGGGCGAGGGCCTGTCCGAGCAGGTCCGCGGGGTTCGTCACGTCAGCCTCCTCGTCGTCGTCCTGGTGGTGCACGACATGGAGGCCGCGCCGAGCGTGTAGGAGAGGGAGTCGATGAGGTGCGGCTCGAACACGTCCGGCTCGGTCTCTACGGACACCAGGTCGCCGGGCTCGAGGGCGGGGTTGCAGACGGCGGTCAGGGTGAGGGAGGCGCGCACGCCGAGGCTGTCGGCCAGCTTCGCGGCGGCGACGTCGGAGGCCTGGTTCGGGGTGGTGATGACCGCCGAGGAGTGCCGCTGCACCCTCAGTCGCACGTGGTTCAGCCCGAGCCGCTGCGGCGCGAGGGGGTCGTTGATCGGGTCGGGGCCCGCGTAGGTGATGGAGTTCGGGTCGTCGTCCCACGCGAACGCGGGCCCGACGGCGGGGGCGCCGTCTCCTCCGTCGCCGGTGACGGCCCAGACGTTCGCCAGGCCCTCGGCGGTCTGCTCGGCCTGCGGTTCGACCAGCGCCCCGCCCTGCCCCCGCCGGATTGTCCACACCACCGGGTCGGTGAGCGTGGGGACGGGGCCGATGGTGATGATGCCGCGGGCGTCCGCCCAGATCTCCCCGGCCAGCGCCGAGACGATGCCGCTGTCGGCTCCTGTGCTGTCGGCGCCGCCGGACAGCACCATCCACCGGTCCTCCGTCGCCGCGATCTGCGGCACGAGCGTGTCCGGGTTGATCCCGGACCGCCACGCCACCGGGATGCCCGGCAGCGCCTCCCCGACGAGCCCTTCGACCAGGCCGCGGGCGAACCCCGGTCCGACCGTCCGCGCGGTCGGGAACGACGCGGCGCGGAGCTCGTCCTCGAGGCCGTCCAGCTCCACCGTCATCGTGCCCGCTCGGTTCATGCGGGTGCGGGTGACGGTGTACCGGCCGGCCGGGAACCAGACCGGGTCCGCGCGCGGCAGGGTGATGCCCTGCCAGAGGCGGACGTTGGTGGCGATTGAGTTGACGCCGTGGCGGCCTCCGCTGACGCCGACCAGGTCGGCGCCGGCGGTGTAGCGGACCTCCGCGGTACGGTCTGCGTTGACCGACGCCGACCCGCCCGCGATCGGGCACCTCGTCCAGGTGGCGCCGCCGTCGTTGGACCACTCCGCCCAGTACGGCCGGCCGACCGCCTGCGGAAGTGCCGCCAGAACATGGGGGCTGATCGGCAGCATCAGATGATCCCGTTGGTGGCCAGCGACGCGTATGAGGAGTACGCGGCGGCGACTGCGTCGTAGGACGCGTATGCGCCTGCGAGGGCGTCGTAGGACCAGTCGGGCATCCGCATCGGCTGCCCTTCCGTGTCGGGACGCTCGACCTGGATGACCGATGCGGTGAACGTGCGAGAGCCGTCCGGGGTGGCATCGATGGCCTCGGCGGGGTCGGACAGCAGCACGTACATGTCCGCGCGGTGGTAGCCGGGCCGGGTCTGCAACAGCCGCACCCCGGGCGTGGTCAGCAGCTCCCGCACCGCCTCGATCGCGTCGCCCTCGGCGTCCAGGGTGATGTCGGAGGCGGCCGCCCCGTACACGTCCTGCCCGGCCGCCGGGAACGCGCTCCCCGCCACGACGGCCTGGTCGATGCGGGCGGCCCACGCCAGCTGCGGCCACGCGGTGACCGTGACCCGCGCCGACGCGCCCGGCAGGTCGATCGACTTCAGCCACACGTCGGCGACCGGGGACGGCGCGGGCACCGTGATGCCGAGCGAGGACTCCGGCCCCCAGCTGCCGTCGGCGTACTGCGGGCGCGCAATGTAGGTGACCCCCACGCCGAGCGGCGCCTCATGGTCGTAGGCCTGCCCGGAGCCTTCCAGCGCCCACGCGGTGTTCGCTCCCCGCACGGGCACGGGCGCGGCGGCGCCCGGGTCCTGGCGGGTGATCAGGACCTTGACGACGTCAGCCACATCGGCGAGCGGGGTGCCGGTGGTGTAGTCGACGGCCAGGACCACTCCGGCCCAGGTGGTGTCGACGATGGCCGTCAGCCAGTTGTCGGGGCTGGTGACGGTCTCCGGCGGGGTGATGGGCGGCGCGTCCGGGTCCACGATCATCGGCATGAGCGGGGTGCCCTCCTTCCTCGTCTACTTCTTGCGGCCGGCAGACGCCGTGCGGCGCACGCGGGTGAGCCCGGCGTCCACGCGGCCGTCGGCACGGTCGTCGACGTAGGCCGAGAACTCGCGGCCGTCGACGACCAGGCGCAGCCGTGTGCCTGGCGTCAGTCCCTGTGGCGCGGACGCGGACGTGGCAACGGCGGCGGGAGACGCGGCCGGGACGGCGGCGTCGGCGACCCGGGCCGCTGCTGCCGCCACGGTGGCGGTGGTCTTGTCCAGGCCGACGCCGACGCCGGCGCCGGCCATCTCACCGACCCATTGGGTGGCCTTGGACGGTGACTTGATTTTGAGCTTCTTGCGGATGGCGGCGACGAGCCCGGCGCCCAGCCGGTTCATCGCCTTCTGTAGTTCGGCCTCCTGAGCTTGTAGACCGGTCAGGAATCCCCGCCCGGCCTGCGTGCCGGCGTCGAACATTGCGTCGGCCATCGTGCGGCCGTAGCTGCTCGACAGGGCACCGCCCGCCGCGGAGACCTTGTTCAGCTGTGCGAGCTGGCTCTTGGACGCCCCCGCGATCAGATCGATCAGCGGGCCGCCAGGGCCCTGGGCGACGAGCTGGCTGATGATGTCCTGGCTGACGCCCTTCTTCGACAGCCCCGCGATCTGCCGCTGGAACTCCTTCGCTTCCGCCTGCTTCGACTTCAGCCCGCCGAGCAGGTCGGAGAACGTGCTCACCTCCCCGACCGCCGCGAGGCCGAAGAAGTCGGCGGCCGACTTCTTCTGGTCGGAGGCCGCCGACTTCGCGGCCTCGAGACGGGAGTCCACGCTGTCGCGCTGCTTGGCCAGCGCCTGCAGCTTCACGGAGGCCTTCGTGCTGGACGCGGCGAGCGCCTTCCCGGCGGCGCCCGTCGCCTTCAGGTCCTTGGTCAGCTCGTCGAACGCCTTCTTGATGTCCGCCGCGCTGGCCGTCAGGGCCTTCGTCACACCGGCCAGGTCGCCGGGGATGTCCTTCCGTGCGGCGGCGCGGGCCTTCGCGCTGATGGTGCCCTTGGCGTATCCCGGCAGGGCGCCCATGGTGCCCGCCACCCGCAGCGAGTCCCGGTGGTTCAGAACCTCCTCGCCGCCGCCGAAGCGGACCAGCTCGGGCCCGAGTTCGCCCACCCAGGCCCAGCCAGCGGTGGCGCCGCGGGTGCCCTTTGCGTAGCCCTTGAAGCCGTAGACGTCGGTGAACAGCGAGTCCCGGTAGGAGCGGGCCCTGCTCCCCACGATGACGCCGTCGCCGCCCCTGGACTCGACGTTGGTCCCGTTGATGGTGCCCGCGGTGTGCCCGACACCAGTATTCGTGATGCCGATCATGAACGGGGACTTAGCGCCCAGCTTCCATCCGGCCGGTGCGGTGGATCCAGAGAAGGACCCTGTCGCCCACCGACGGTGCGGCTTCTGCCCCCGGATCACGGACTCGATGGCACTCAAGAAGCCTGAGCAGTCCCAGCTCGGATCACCGTTGCCGCCCCACTGGTACGGCTTCCCGTTCTGAGTACGCGCCCAGGCGAGGGCCGACTTGAAGCCCTTGCCGCCGATGCCTGCCGCGCCGAGCTTCTTGTCCGCCGTGTCGGAGTAGTTCAGCAGGGACTTGACCATCTTCTCCGGGACCTTGGTGATCATGTCCCTGTACAGCGACGCGGACCCGGAGATCCGCTCGATGAGCGGCTTGACCACTTTGTTGATCCCGGCGAGGGCGCTGGCCTTCAGGCCGTCCTTCAGCCACGACACCCCCGACTTAGCCAGATCAACGCCCTTGGAAGCGGCGCCCTTCACCCAACCGAAGATGCCGCCGTCGGCGAACCCGGGCAGGCCGAGGGCGCGCTGCACGCCGCGGACTCCTCCGCCGCGTGCAGCTGCGTTCATGGCGTTGACGTAGCCGGGGCCGACCGCCCGCGTCCACTCCGGCCGCATGACGGCCTCACCGCCGGACAGCGCCGCCAGATGCACATCCCGGCCCGGCGTGTAGCCAGGCAGGACACCGCCGGTGGCGAAGCCCTCGGGGTGGAACTCCGAGAGCGTGGGCGCGCCGAAAGCCTTGGCCACCTTGTTCCACGTGCCGACGATGCCCTTGTTGTAGACGGTGTTGATCACGAAGGCGACGGGGCCCTTGGCGATGCCCTTGACCTTGTCCCACGCCAGTTTGATGCCGTCCTTGGCCGTGGCGAACGCGTCTGAGACCTTGCCGACCGCCGAGCGCATCTTGTCCAGCACGGGCCGGATGCCGACGCTGTAGGCGTCGGAGAGCACCGACTTGATCCCGGACAGAGCCGGCGATACGGCGTTCTTCCACAGCCAGGTCGCTCCGGCTCCGACCGCGCGGAAACCAGCACGGACAAACCCAAAGTAGATCTTGACCCCGGCCCACCAGAGTTTGAATCCGCCCACGATCAGATCGATCACGGGTGAGATCGCCGTGCGCCAGAGCCACATCGCTGCCGCGCCGACGGCCCGGAAACCGGCTCCGACCAGGGAGAAGTACAGCTTCACCCCGGCCCACCACAGCTTGAAACCGGCGACGATCCAGCCGATCACCGGGGAGATCGCCGACTTCCACAGCCAGACCGCGACCGCGCCGAGCGCGTAGAACATCACGCCCACGGCGGTGAAATAGATCTTCGCGGCGGTCCACCACCACTGGAACGCCTTGACGATGAAGCCGATCACGGGCTTGAGGACGACGTTCCACAGCCACAGGGCCGCGACCGAGATCGCCTTGAATGCGGCCTGCACGATGTTGCGGAAGGTCTCTGACTTCTTGTAGGCGACGACGAGCGCCACGCCCAGGGCGACCAGGGCGATGGCGACCAGGACGAACGGGTTGAGCGCCATGACCGAGTTGAGGACGGCCTGCGCGGCGGCGAACCCGCTCGTGACCGCGGTGCCGATGAGGATCGCCGCCCGGTACGCCGAGAACACCGCCGTCACGAAGGCGGTTGCGATGGCCTGGGCGTTGAGGGCGATGGTGAGGCCGCCGACGAGGGTGATGACGGGGAGCAGCCAGGCGCCCCACTCCCTGAACCATCGGCCGGTGGCGCCGGCCGCTTCGCCGGTCCAGCGGATCGCGGTGATCAGGCCTCGCAGGGAGGGCAGGACCACGGACTGCACCACTGTGCCGACGCCGTCCATCAGCTGCCGCTGGAGAACTTTCAGCTCGCTGGAGGTGTTGCCCCGGATCGTGTCGCCGACCTGTTTCGCCGCCCCGTCGAGCTTGCCGAGCCCGTCGGCCGCCGAGGAGGGGTCCATCGCGAACAGCGCGGCCCCGAGGTCTTCGGCCTGGGTGCCGAACAGCTGCACCGCGATCTGCGACTGTTTGACCGGGTCCTTGACGTTGCGGAGCTTGTCCAGCGTCAGGTCCAGGACCTTGTTGGCGGACTGGCCGCCCTGGGCGAACTGCGTGGCCATGTCCTTGGCCGACAGACGGAGCGCCTTGAAGCCCTCCTTGCTGGAGTCCGACCCGTCCACCGCACGGATGGAAAACTCCTTGATCGCATCGGCGGCGATGTCGCTGTCGCGGGCGCCGGCACGGATAGCCTGGTTCAGCAGCCCGACAGCGGTCGCACCGTCCAGACCGGCCTTACGGAACTGCGTGGAGTACTCGTTGATCGTGTCCATGAAGTCGCCCGCCTTGTCGGCAGACGACTGCAGGCCCTTCGTGAGCAGGTCCAGCGCGGCGGTCCCGTCCTTGGCCAACCCGGTGCGGATCAGCTGAGTTGCCGCGTTGGTGGTGCCGACCAGGTCCTGGTCGAATGTCGATGCCAGGTCGGCGACCTTGGTGGTGATCGCCTCGATGCTGCGGGTGGTGGCCTTCTCGTCGATCAGGCCCGAGCCCATGACCGCGCGGACTGCGGCAGCACCGTCCTCGAAGCTGTCGACGACCGCCTTCGAGTACAGGCTCCCTGCGACCTTGCCGGCCTGCTTGGCGCCCTTCCCGGACAGGCCGAGCTGGGCGGACAGCCGGTCGGCCATCCGCTCCTTCTCCACCGCGGAGACGGTGGCCGCCACCAGGATCGCGCCAGCCGCAGCGCCGGCGGCGGCCAGTCCGGCCTTCCACTTCTCGCTGAACCGGCCGCCCGCGTCCTGGCCCGCCTGGTCGCCGGCGTCCGCAGCAGGTCCGGAGAGCTGACGGCGGATCTCGTCCGAGATTCCCCGCACCGACGGAATGATCTGCAAGGTTGCGTAGCCGACGGACGGCATGGGCACCTCCCGTCAGGTGATCTCTCCAGCGGCCAGGGCCCGTTTGCGTTCCGCAGCCCGACGCAGCGCCCGCTGCCGGGCCTCGTGCCGCTCTGGGCTGTTCTTGTCCACACGCTTCGCCTTGCCGCCCACGCCGGGGCGGGGGAACGGCTTGGGGTGTGGCTTCGGCCTTTGCGCGCCCTCGTTGGCGCGCTGCCAGTTCGCGGACCGCAGCTCGTCGATGACGACCGCGGTCAGGTGCTCCTGCAGACCCCAGATGCTGTCCTCGTCGCCAAGGGCAATGCGGGTACGCGCGGTGTTCGGCAGCTTGCGCACGTAGCCGCCGAGCTCCCGCCAGGTGAGCAGAGGGCATCCGGAGGCATCGCGCCGGAACAGGTCGGACAGGCGGATGCCGTAGTGATCGCGCAGGTCTGCTTGGACAGCCTCGCCGTGCTCCCTCAGGAGCTGGACGAGGCTGCGGATTCCCCCTCTTCCACACCGCAGTGCTTGCGGTAGGCGTCGAACAGCGCCTTCAGCTTGTACTGCGGCAGTCGGATCTTCCGGAACTCCTCCCAGTCCTTCTCGCCCAGCGATGCCTTGAACACGCCGATGGTGGCGGCGATGTCGCCGCCCTCGGCGGCCTCCATCAGGCCCCACACGTCGAGGTCTTCCATGTGGGCGAACTCCCAGCGACGGCCGCCCCAGTTGACGCGCCACGGGGTGAGGTCGACCTCGGCCTTGACGGCATCGAGATTGAAGTCGAACGGCTGGTTGTCGGGGGCCTTACTCGCGGTTCGGGTGGTACTCATCGCGGTTACTCGCTCTCAGTGTCGGGCTTGACGATCTCGATGCTTCGGGCGGGAAGAGTGAGGCGGACCATGCCGGAGCCGTCCGGTTCCAGGACGACCTCGATACGGTCGGCCTGGACCAGCCACGGGAACGGGCGCCCGTCGACGTCGATGCAGCCGCGCGGCTGGACGCGGATACTGTCCGCGACCGGTGGGGCCTCGCTTTCCTGGAAGCGTGGTGCGGACTCCTGGATGAGCGAGGCCAGGACCTTGCTTCGCAGGTTCCGTGGCAGTTCCTCGCCCGCCTGGATGAGTCCCAGATCGGTGGCCTTGGTGGCGATCTGGTCATCGGTGAACTGGACCTGCATGTCGCGGCTCCTCGCGGTTCGGGGGAGGTGGCACCGGGGCGCGGCCGAACCGCGACGAACCTCCGCGCCCCGGTGGTCTGTCAGGCCGTGACCGTGACGGCGCAGGTGTCCGACTGGCCCTCGTAGGTGGCCGTGATGGTCGCCGAGCCGGGGTCGACGCCGGTGACGAAGCCCGCGCTGACAGTGGCGTCGGCCGGGGCCGAGGACACCCAGGATGCGGTGGCCGTGACGTCCGCGGTGGACGCGTCGTCGTAGGTCGCCGTCGCCGTCAGAGCGCCGATCTCGCCGTCCGCGATCGTCAGCGTCGCTGGCGCGACGGTCAGGCTGGTCAGGATCGGCGTGGTCTGCCGGTTGAACAGCACACCCGCCCCGGTGGGGTAGATCGTGGCGGTGAACGTCATCGACTCCAGGTCGGTTTCGTTCTCCCCGTGGTCACCGTCCAGGCTGATCTCGGCGTAGTTCGCCGAGATCAGACGGCGCACCTTGTCGCCCTCGCGGGTCTCGAAGGCGATCAGCACCTTCGCCGGGCGGGGCACGACGATCTGTGTCGCGGACGAGCCCGGCCACAGCAGGCTGAAGGTGGTCTCGTTGTCCTCCAGCGCCGTGAAGCTCTTGGTCAGCTTGAAGTGGTTGCGGGACGTGCGGACGAGGATGCCGCCCCAGGCGAACTTGTCGTCGGTGTCCTCGTCCCTGCTTTCGGGGAATCCTTCGTCGCCGTCGAGGAGACCGACGAGATCCCAGTCCCCGCCGAACGCCGTCTCGGCATTGGCGGGCAGCGTCGCGGACAGGTTGGTGGAGATGTAGACGTCCGCGTCCGTCCACAGATTTGCCTTCAGCGGGTCGCCGGCCACGGCGTCCTCCTCATCTCGATACAGGGGTAAGTCGCGGTTCGGGGAGAGCAGGTCACGCCGTGATCGGCTGCGGCTTCACGTTGGCGAGCACAGTGAATGTCGACAGGTCGACGCCGCTGTCCGGGTCGGTCGCCGGCAGAGGGCCCGTCGCAGGACGGCAGCCACGAATGACGGAGCCGGAGTGCACCAGCAGCAGGCCCTGGCAGAGCATCGCCAGGTCATGGGCCTCGTCCGGTCCGACGTGCCACACCGTGCACCGCAGCGTGCAGCGAGCATTCGCCATCGACGGATGCGGCAGGTCGGTGTCCTTGCGGACCATGACGAACGGCAGCAGAGGATCCTCCGGTGAACGCACAACCGGCATTTTCGTGCCGACCGTGGCCCCAGCCGCGAACGGCTCCGCCCGCCCAGACAGAGCCGCCCGCAGCACCTCCGCCCCCGAAGACTGCACATCCCCGAAGATGACGAGCGGCTTCACCGCTGCCACGCCTTCACTTCAAGACCGGCCGAGCCGGCCGCCCGGGTCAGGATGCCGTCCCTGGCCTGCCAGCCCATCGCCTGCGGATCCGCCACCACCACCGTCGCCGCGCCACGGTCCGTGGTGTAGCCGCGAACCTCGATCTGCGTGCCCGCCGGCACCAGCGCCCGCACGTTCGCCGCGACCTGGCCCGCAAGGCCGTCAATGAGCGTGCGGACTTCCTCGCCGCGCAGGATCTCCCGCACGCCCCGGCTGTCCAGCTCGAAGCGCTCCAGCATCGCGGCCTCCTAACCGGTGGCGCGCACCATCACGAACTCGATGTGATGCGTCGTATCGGTGAACAACTCCGGCCAAGCGGCGACTTCGCCGTCCACCTCGTACAACTGGCCACGCCACTCGATGCGGTCGACGGCCGTGATGTCGGGTGCCGTGCCCTCAGCGGACTGCACCCGATACCCGGTGACGACCGCGTCGCGCTGCTCATCGGCGTCCTCCGACTGGCTGTTGGGCTGAATGTTCAGGCCAGCCACGGTGAGCCGGTCGACCGCGCCGGCAGACCAGTCCGGGACGGTGTTGCCGCCCCGGTCGACCTTGGTGGCAGCCCGGACGCGGACGGCGCTCTGGTTGAACATCACGGCCGGTCACCCCGGTTGAGCTGGTACCGCTCGACCGCCGCCACCCACTGGGCGGTGACGCCGATCGCAGCCTGCGTGCCGAAGGTGACCGACTGGCCGCCGACCGTCTTCGACTGCACGCCCGGGTCGATCCGGTACATGGCCCGCGCCTGGTCGATGACGACTTCCTGAATGTCCTCCGGCACCGGGTCAAAGCCGTGATCGTAGACGCCCTCGATACAGCGCAGCCGGTCCGGCCAGCATTCGCCCAGGCGACGCAGATAGCCGTTCGCCGACCACTCGAAGTCAGTGCCGTCGACGAGTACCTCGCCGTCCAGCTCCACCGACGGCACCGCGATGACCGGGGCTGCTGGCAGGAGGACCGCCTTCTGCCCATTGCCGTCGAGGACGAACGCGTCGTCCTCGACGAGAGACACCGGATGCCGCACGGCGCCGCGGAACCGCCGGGAGGCGGCGTTCAGGGCCCACAGCAGCTTGGGGTCGTCCGCCGCGACCCCAAGTGAGGCAGCCAGTTCCGCCGGGTCGGCCAGAGGCTCAGCCATCGCCCTTGTCGGACGACGCGGTGCGGGCCTTGTTCCGGGTGGAGCGGGACTTCGACGGTGTCTCGGTCTCGGCCGGCTGGTCCGGGGCCTGCGTCTCGGTCTCCTGCTCGAGGACGCCGAGCCTTCGGGCGTCGTCCTCGTTCAGCTTCATCGTGGTCTTCACGCCGGACGGCGTGGTGACCTCGTACTTCTTCAGCGGTCCGCCCACGGCGGCCACCTCCTCGATTCGTTCGTCGACGGGAGTGGAGTCCGAGGCCGTGCCGCATGCGGCGTGAGTGGCGCCGCACATCGGGCAGCGGCCTCGGACCGTCCGTGAGTTGACCAGCGTCACGCCATCAGTCCGGCGTTCTTCAGGGCCGTGATGATCGCGTTGACCTTGTCGGACAGGTCGCGGAAGTTGTTGTTCAGCGTCGCCTGGTTGAAGGACGCGCCGACATCCGCGATCGTGCCGTCCGCCGTACCGTTGGCGTTGGTGAGCGCCGTTACAGCCGCGGCCTGCTTGCCCTCACGGGCCTTGCCTGCGTCCTGGTTCAGGTACGCCATGTCGCAGCCTCCGATCAGGCGGTCAGGTCGATCTCGACGAACGCGTTCGGCTGGATGACGCCGAACGCGGCCCGCATCTCGGCGAGGATCGCGACCATGTTGCGGATGAAGAAGTTGGCGTGGGAGTCCGAGATGGTGATGGACGCCTGCTCCCGGTCCCACAGGACGGCCTTGCGGAAATCACCGACGTAGCCGGTGCCCGCCGGGACGGCCTCGGTCTCGATGACCGGCAGTCCCCACAGGGTGCCCGCGGTGCCGAGCCCGGACGGGCCGCCGAAGTAGAACCTCGCCTCGTTGTCCTGCAGGAGGTCGATGGCCTCCAGGTCGGCCGGGTTGAAGAGGTATGCGTTCGGCGTGGACCGCCCGACGAGCCGCACCTTGGTACGGGCCTTGCGGGTGGTGGTGAGCAGGTTGGTGTCCCACGCCTGCGCCTGGACGCCCGACACGGTGGCCAGGCCCTCGAGGTTCTCGCCGGTGCCGTCACCGGACACCATCTGGTCCTCGAGCTCCTCCTCCAGGCCGTAACGGAGGAACGCGTCGATGATGCTGCGGACCTGCGCGGCGTCCGACAGGGCCCGCTTGGTCAGCGGGATCCAGTGCGCGATGGTGCGCACCGGGGTGGTCACCTTCGCCCACGCCAGCGCCGACTCCGGCTTCACACCGTTCGCCGCGTTCATGGTGCCCGGGTCGGCGGTCGCCGTCGACTCCGCGACCGGCGTCGCGTTGTTCGTCTGCGACGTCATCCGCACGTACTCGATGGTGTCGGACGTGGTGGTCAGGTTGGTGACCACGTCCCGCAGACGCAGCGGACGCTGGAACGCCAACTGCCCGACCTGCAGCCCCATCATCTGGTTGGTGACGAACGCACCACCGGAAGTGTCCGAACCGCCCGTGACGAGCGCCTTGTAGCCGACCGGGCGGGACTGCACCCGGTGGTCCTTGCCGAACACGCCGTTCGGCGCGGACTGCATCAGCGCCTGGTACTCGCCCGACTTCACGAACGACTCACCCAGCGACGCCTTCGCGTCCGGGACGATCAGCCCGGACGGGGTGCGGCGCTCACCGGACTTCTCGTCCAGCTCGACACCCTCGCCGAGGTCGGCGAGGGCCTGGCGCATGGTGGCGGTGGCCTTGGCCTTCTCCAGCGCCTCCTTGGCCTCCGTCGCCTTCTTCATGTGCTCGGTGACCTGGGAGCGTTCGTCGTCGGAGAAGTCGCGGTTGTCCTTCTCCGCCTTCTCTGCGATGCCCCGGGCCTGCAGCAGGTGGTGCTTGAGCTGTTCCTTCAGCTCCTCGATCTTGTCCACGGCTCTCCTCAGTCCGTAAGCGAGGAGACCTCGGCCGTCAGCGCGGCGAGGTCTGATTGCAGACGGAGCGAGGCGGGGCTCGGGCCGGCCGGAGTCTCCTTGGCCGCGGGCTGCGGCGAGGGCGTCTCGGGCGGGTTCGGCGTGGCCTTCTCTTCGTCATCGGTGCTGGAAGACAGGGAGTCCAGCAGCTCCTTCGCGAGACGCGCGATCTCCTTGACGCGCTCCTCGTTCTTACTCGACAGCGTCCTGCCGGCCTTCGCCGCCACGGCCCCCGTCAGGGCCTGGCGAAGCTCTTCGGTCTGAGCGGCGGAAGCGCCTTCGACCGCGATGCGCATGGTGGCGCCGTCGGCGGACTTCACGTCCAGCAGCTCGGTGGCCTGGTTCGCGCCGATCAGAGTAGGGCCGACCTCGTAGAGCTTGAGCTTGCGCAGCTCGTAGAAGCCGTCGCCGTCCTTCTGATCCACCCACGCGCCCTCCTCGACGTCGTAGGCGAACGAGAACTGGGTGACACGGCGACCCTTCAGCAGCTTGTACACCTGGGCGGCCTTCGACCCGGGCTCGGTGTCGATGCGAGCTTTCACCCACAACCCTTCGGGCCGCTCTTCGGCCTCCAGCACCTCGCCGATGTGGTACTCGGGGTCATGCGACATGTGCGACCACAGCACCGGGATCGGGTCGCCGCGGCCCTTCCACTCTGCGAGGGTGTCCGCGAACGCCCCCGGCGTGATCTTGTCCCCGACGCTGTCCAGGTTGTACGCGGCGACGATCGCCTCGAACGTGCCCTCGTCGGTGCCCTCGTGTTCACCCGCCGCCTTGATGCGCACGGGGCAGCTCTTGATTCGCATGGTTACTCCGTTGCGTAGTCGAGACGGCAGTTACAGTTCGCGGTTTCCTTGGCCTCACCCTTGCCGTCGCCGGGCCACCGCAGGCCGTTGCTGAACACGTCGTCAAGGCTCACGGCCTCGCCGTCCTGCGCCCGATGCGACGGCCGCGGATTCACGCCGCCCGTCCGCCAGATCTTCCGCGTCACCCCAGACACCCCGGCCGCGTCATGCGACCCGAACCCGCGAGCATCCGTCGCCGCCGTCGCCGCCCGCACCTTCGCCGCGACCGCCCACAGACCGGCCGCATGCTCCAACGCGGCCCGCCAGTCCTCGCCCGGATCCTCCTGCGCCGCCTCGACCGCGCCCCGGCCGGCCTCCTCATGCTGGGCGGCGTGGGTTTCCGCCGCAGCAAGCAGCCACGGCAGCATCACCTCGGGATCCCATCCGGCGGCCTCCGGGTTGAAGTCGTCCAGAACACCCCACGCAGCCAGCTGCGCGATGCGGTAGCCGTGCTCCGCGAGCAACGACTGCAGCTCCGCCAGCCGCCCCTCAGAGCCCTCGTCCCACCAGGCCAGGAGATCCGGCACGCCGTCCGCCTTCACGCCCGCGCGATCCAGCAGACGGGCCGACTGGCGGTTCGTCCACCGCTCCAGCGCGCCCGTGAAACCCTCAAGCTCCTCGTCGAAGTCCCCGAGGCCTTCGGGCCTGCCCGGTCCTGCCGCCTTCATCAGCACCAGGCGGCCCCGCGCTTTTGGGACCGCGGCGGCCTCCGCCGGGCCCGGTGCCGTATCCGTTGGCGACGCCATCCCGCCCACCAAAACGTTCATCGGTGTGACCAGATCGTCGCCGCCGTCAATGGCCGGCAGGTTCATGCGGGCGCGGGCCTCGTTCCGCAGCAGCCACGGAGCACCCACGGCGGTCTGCAACTGCGCGGCCTGCTCCTCGAACGACCCGCGGAGCTTCTCCTGCAGGTTGAACTCCACATACACATCGCTGGAGTCCGGCAGATCGGGGATCAGCTGAAGCCCGATCTCCTCCTGGATCATCGTCAGCCACGGGCCCAACGTGTCCTGGTAGAGCTGCTGATGCTGCTCTTTGATGTTGGAGAACGTGGCGTGATCCAGGATCCCGACCATCGGCAGCGGAATGTGATACGCCGCCGCGACCTCCTCGCGGGTCAGCTTCCGGGCCTCGATGTACTGAGCCTTCGCCGGATCGATGGCGAGCTGCTCATACTCCATGCCGTCCTCGAGGATCGGCGTCCCGCCGCCCTGCGTGTACGACCGCCAGCCCTCCTTGAACCGGCCCTTCGCCGTCGGATCCCATTTCGGGGCGTCCGCTGGCCGCTTCAGCACCCCAGAGAGCCGGCCGCCGTTGCGCCACATCTGCTCGCGGGCCCGGTTCGCCTCGAACTCCTCCCCCAGCAGCGACCGAAGCGCATCGATGGGCGACGAGCCGTGCCGCAGATCCACCGGGTCGTAGCCGTGGAAGTGCACCACCTGCTCCGGCTTCAGCTCCAGGTCGCCCTTCGAGCCGTGCACCGTGAACGCTTCGGGCTCCAGCCAGTTGTCACCCTCGATCGTCATACGCGTCGGCGGGATCGGGATCACACCCAGCAGCGCCCCGGAGTCCATACGGACCTTCACCCAGAACGCCCGGTCATAGATCGCCACGTCCGACACCAGGCGCTCGATCAACCGGTATCGGGTCAGCTTCGCACCCGGAGCCGCCAGGATCCGCGGCAGCGGATGATCCGTCAGCCGCTCCCGGTCCGTATCCGACACCCTGCGGTAGGCGTGCAAGCCCAACTGGGCAATGTTCCGCGCCAGGAACGACACCACCGTGCGGATCTGCGGCTGGCACCGGTACAGATGCGCGTACTCGCGATACACCCCATCCGCGAGCTGCACATACGCAGCCGACACGGCGAGGGGAGCGATCGAAACCGCCGAAAGCTGGCCCTGGGAGACGACGAACGCCACGTCAGCCTCCCGTCACAGCCTGAATGAACTCGACCTTCGAACGCTCGACAATGACCTCGCCGTCCATCGGCGTATCCGCGGCCCCGTGCTGCATCAGCACCGCATCCCGCAGCACCAGCAGCGGCCCCCGCTTCGCCCACAACACCCCGGCGAACGCCTTGTCAGCCAGGTTCACCACCACGCGCCTGCGCACCGCAGTCCTGCGCCACGGAAACCAGCCCCACACGACGGCCACCCCCTCACACGACCTCCAGGCCGCCGTCCTCGTAAGCCGACTTCACCGGCACCTCGCGAGCCATCGCCTCAGACAGAGCAGTCACCGCCGCAGACACGGCGTCGATCTTCTCCGCGCTGCGGGCCTTGTCCGGCTTCACGTTGCCCGCCGGGTCCATCGCCGCAGCCAAGTTGTCGACCATCCACGTCACTGCCGGGTTTCCACCGTGACGGAACATCGGCTTCTCCGGCGTGCCCTTCAACAACAGGCGCTGCAGCTCCTTCATCGGAGGGCTCATGGTCACAAAGCCCTGCCGGACCTTCACCATCGGAGCGTTCGACTCGGCCAGCTTGTTCGTCAACGGCACTGCGGACCAAGGGTCGTAGCCCACGGCCCGGACATCGAAGGCATCCAGGTCCCGTTCGATCTGCAGCTGGATGTAGTCGTAGTCGGCGACGTTCCCGGGCGTAGCCACCAATAGGCCCTCGCGCACCCACACCGACGCCGCGCCCGCCGTGCGCTGGTCCAGCGCCTCGACGTTGTCCTCCGGAGTCCACAGCCGCCACAAGGCGTCATAGCCTCCGCCCTCGTCGGGGAACAGCCAGCACAGCGCCAGCAGGTCGGACGTGGCCGCCAGGTCCAGACCGCCGTAGGCCTCGCGGCCCATCAGCTCGGCCTCGTCGACCATGCCCGCGTTACGGTTCCACGACTCCAGCGTGATGAACTTCGTCTCCTGCTTCGTCCTCCGGCCCAAATGCAGCCGAAGGAACTTCGCCAAGTCGGCGGGGCTCTGCTTCGCCTCGTCCGACTTCGCCTGCAGATAGGAGCGGGTGGGCGATACCCCGTAGCCCGGGTTCGCCTTCCGCCAGGTCGCCTCCGCGTGCGGGTCGTCATCCTTCTCCGCCGCCCACACCACGCCGTACACGCTCGGCGCCTCGAACACCCGCCGCGACAGCTGCTCGACCCGCTTGCGCTTGCGGTCGTACACCGACTCCCGCTTACCGGAGTCCGCCGTCGTGATGATGACCACCAGCGGCTGACGGCGTGAGCCGGTACCCGTCTCGATCGTCTCGACCAGCTCGGGCGTCTTGTGCTCGTGCAGCTCGTCGACGATCGCGCAGTGAATGTTCGCGCCGTGCTGGGCGCCCGCCACCGACGCGATCGGCTTGAAGTAGGAACCGGACCGCTTGTGCAGGATCTTGTCCTTCAGCGGCAGCACGTGCTTCTTCAGCGCGGGCGCCGCCTCGGCGAGCTTCTTCACCGGCTCGAAGACGAACCCGGCCTGCTCCTTCGTCGTCGCCGCGGTGATGACCTGCGCGCCCTGCTCGCCGTCCGCGCACGTCATGTAGATCGCCAGGCCGCCCGCCAGCGTCGACTTGCCGTTCTTTCGCGGCACGTCCACGTACAGCTCGCGAACGATCCGCACGTAACAGTCGGCGTCCTCATCCCAGCGGACCCAGCCGAACACCGGCGCCAGGACGTAGGCGACCTGCCACGGGTCCGGCTTCAGCGGCTGACCGGCCCACTGCCCTTGGGTGTGCCGGAGCTTCGAGAACGCGTTCAGTACCTTGTCCACGCGCTCCGGGTCGAACGCCGCCCCCGGCGCCTCACCCGGACTCGGGGTCTGCACCAGCGGAGGGCAGTCCGGCAGCGGGATCCCGCGGTCATTCAGATACCAGGCGATCTCCGGCGCCAGCTTCAGCCGCTCCAGGTCCGCCGCATCAACGTCGGCCGTCGGCCGCTTACGCGAACGGGTTGTCGTCCTCGCCGCCATCGTCGGCCCCCCTCGCGAGGGCCTGCTCCGACGACGGGGTCAGGCCGAAGTGCGCCGCGAACGAACGAAGCTCCCGGCCAGCGTTACGGGCAATGCCCACCGCAGGATGCGGCAGCGTCCCCTGCTTCGCCTCGATCGTCAGCCCCTCTCGGTGCTGCTGCCTGATCGCATCCACGAACGTCGCCCACGTCTCGCAGTACGCAGCCAGAACCGCCCGGTCCTCTTCCTTCAGGATGTCCAGCCGCGTCAGCCCCGGCACCACGCGCCGCCACTCGGCCTTCGCCTCGACGCTCATCCACGACGGAGGGTTCGGAGCGATCCTCCGAAACGCCGGACCCTGGTTGACCGGCCGGCCTGCCGTGTCCTTGCCGGGCGCCCGCCCCTTGATCAGCTTCAGAGCTGCAGGCTGAGCAATCGCCATGATCAAGACCCCCTATCGCCCGATCTGTGCAGCGGTGTTTTTCACTGACCGCGGCGGTGTCCAGGATGTCCGATTTAGGGATCCGAGGTCCCCTTACCCCCTGATCACCCCGCCAAATCCATATCGGCAAGGAGGATCCGGGAGTTCTTCCTGCTGTTGCAGATGAAGTGCGCGGCACGGAGGTTGGCCATCAAGTGACCGCCACCCCGGGCAAGTGGCACCACGTGATCGACAGTCGGAGCCATCGGGTGATACGGAGCAACCGCGTTCCGGTTGATCGGTCCGCCGCAGAGATAGCAACTCCATTGATCACGCTCGAAGACGCGGTGGCGGGAGATGGGCTCACGCTCGGCGTTCCTCATCGCTGCCCGGCGGGAAGCCTTGGCGGCCCTCCGCGTGCATGTACTTGAGCAGTAGTTTGAGCCAGGCCCTTGCCGACGCAACTCGGTGAAGGCGGCTCCACAATGCAGGCATCTGCCGACCATGAACAGGCGGGCGGGAGTAGCTGTCACTGTGCTATCTGCCCCCGCCCTGGACTGCATATGACGGCCTGGAGGGAGAGCTGGAGGGGGGACTGGTAGGGCGGGGTGTCCCGGGGGGAGATGGCAGGACCGAGGTGGCAGCTGAGCAAGTCGAGCGCACAGGGGAGAGCAGTAGAGCGAGAACTTGCGCGCCTGAACCTTCCATGTCTTCCCGCACATGTCGCAGGTTCGTTGGACCTTGGCGTTCTCCTCGCGCTCCCGCTTCTTCGCCTTGGCCTCCGGCTTGGCCTCTGATCTGCGCTTGGCTCGCTTCCAGGCCTCGGACTGCATGAGTCTCTGGTTCTTGCAGCGGGTCGAACAGAGCTTCTTCTGCTTCCCGGCGAGCTGGCCACCACACACTATGCAGTTCTGCATTTCTGTCTCCAGGAATGACGGAAGCCCTCGACTCCTGGAGGGATCGAGGGCTTCCTGACCGCGAGGATCAGTCGCGGCTGTATATGAGGTTAGAAGGTCATGCGCGATGGTCGACGTCTGCGCCGCCTGTCTTCGAGACTCTTGGCGTCATGACAGTCCTCACAGAGGCTCTGCATGTTTGCCGGATCCCACTTTGAGCCGCTTTCGCTCAGGGGAGTGATGTGGTCCACCTGGTTGGCGTCGGCGCCGCACCGTCGGCATTTGGGCTCACGGCTTAGTTGCTGCGCCCTGGCCTCACGCCACTTGCGAGTGCTGCCTGATTGCCATGAACCAGAACTGTTAGCCCAGGGTTTGGGCTGGTGGTCGTCGCATCGGCCGCGGTTGGTCGCAAACTCGTAGCATCCGGCGACCCCGCATCGGGTGGGTGGCGCTTTGGGCATGACCACCTCCCTGGGCACAGGGCCAGCCCTGGCCCGAGGGTGTCGGCCAGGGCTGGCGACGTTGGGCTACTGCTTGTCGACGCCTGTCGCTTCGCCGTTGACCATGGTGGCGAGGATGCGAGCCGCGCCTTCCTTCTTCGCAGGCACGGGGCAGAGCATGACCTTGTCACCGTTCTCGATGGTGATGAACAGCTGGTTCATGTCTTTCTTCAGCAACAGCGCGAAAACCCCGGTGAGGAGGACGCGGGTCGCAGTGACGCGCTTTCCTGCTTCCTCGCCGCGTTCGATGGTGATGCGGGCGCCTTCGACGGGCACCGGGTCTTGGTTGGGTGCCCTGAACTGGCCTGCCATGACGGTGAGGCCGGCGGCTGCCGCTGATGCGGTGATCTGCCGTTGCCTCTTGGCTGCCGCTTTCTCTTCATCGGTTTTCTTGCTGCCGAACACGTCTGCTCCCTGTCGTCGCGGTTCGGACATGGTGTCCGATGTCGCGCGTGTTGTCAGGGGTGTGACGGTTTCGGGATCAGGTTGTGGTCTGGTCGTCGATCAGGCGGCCTTGGCTCCTTCGGGTAGGGGCGGCGCCTTGCCGGGTTCGAGGAGTTCGCGGGTCCATTCGTCGCGGCGGGCTTTGGGTAGGTCGAACACCCGGTAGCGGGCCTGCTTGCCGCGACCCGTCTTGGTGATGCGGCCTTCTGATGCCCAGCGCCAGATGGTGCCGACGGGAACGCCCGCATAGTAGGAGGCGTCTGAGGCAGTGACGTAACCGGGGGGCATGGTCCACCTCCCCAGGAAATGGCGAGAGGCCCACCGGTTTGGCGGGCCTCAAAGCGCACGAAGGCTATCTGAGCAGATGATCGCTTCGGTCTGACCGGATTGTCAAGTTGCGCATGAGGCGGGCGAACCTGCGGTCGCCCCAGCTGACTCTGACAGCGCGATCTTCACGGGCATCGTCTTCCCGCTGGCGGTCATTGCTCCTTCGAGTGCGGCTTGCGCCCCGCTCTCCTCCCACGCTGCGGCCACGTCCGCCCGGTCGAACTCCAGCCGGAGGGTGCCGTCGTGGACGGTGGGGGTGGCGTGGGCGAGGAGCATGCCCGCCACCTGTCGGCGCAGGGACGTTGCGGCCACGATCTGCGGCCACCAGGACGGTTCGGTCATCGGTCCTCCTACTGCTGGTTGTTGGTCTTGGCCCACACGCCGCGGGTGCTGGTGTGGACGTTGCGCTGGTCGACGTAGACGGGTCCGTTGACGTGGTTGTGGATCTCGGGTGGTGCTGCCTGCCCGGCGCCGCGGATGAGCCGGGCGAGGGCGAGGATGGGGACGGCGAGGGCGGCGGGGGCCGCGCAGATCATGCCGATGACGGTCGGGTTGGCGTTCTCGGAGGCGACCAGGACGGCGACGGCGATCAGGCCGGGCGGCACTGTGGCGAGGCTGCAGTACATGACGGATCGGGTGATCTCGGTTGTGCGTGCGGACATCGGCGGGATGCCGGGCTGTGCCACGGGTGGGGCGGTGCCGATTCGGGGCACCGGAGTGTCGTCGCGGTAGCTGGTCTGCATGGCCTCGGTGAGGGCTTCCTCGACGGCGTTGGCGAGCTTGTGGATCTCGGCCCGGTCGGTGGGCTCAGGCTTGTGCATGGGCGGGTCTCCTTCCGGGCCTATGCGGCTTCGGCGAGTGCGGTGGCGTCGACGGGGCTGTCGGCGTGGTCGGGGTGGGCCCAGATGCCGCGGTCGACTGCGACGGCGTGCCCCTTGGCCTTGAGGCGGGTGAGGGCGTTCTTGACGGCGCTGATGGTGAGCCCGGTTTCCTGGGCGATGGTGATGCGGCCGACGGGCCGGCCCCGGTCGGCGAGGAACGCGGCCACCTTGTCGTCGGTGCCAGCGGGGGCTTCGGCTTCGATCGCGGCTGCTGCCTGAGCGATGGGGTCACTGGACGGGGCAAGGCGCGCGGGGTCGCTGCCGGCGCCTTGGAGGGCGTCGTCCGGCAGGATCGGTGTCTCGCCGCGCAGGCGGGCCGCGAGCCGGTCGAGGCGTTCGCTGTAGGCCTTTCCGGAGACGGCCGCGGCGGAGGCTTCGACGGTGGGGGTGGTGCCGGTGGTGGCCCAGTGGGCGGGGTCTCGGTCGTAGTGGGCCCGGAACTGCGCTTGCCGGTTGTCGGGGCCCTTGATGAAGCCGAGGCCGGCGGTGGACGTGCCGTCGGGCCAGTACATGGGCAGTTGGCTGGGGTTGACCTCCCAGCCGGGCAGGCCGATGGAGTCGGTGAGCGCGGACGCGGTGCGGAACATGACGGTGTTGCCGGACTGCAGCTGCTCGCGGATGTCGGTGGACTCCGGGCCGGCGCCGAACATGTTGGCCTTCGGCCCTTGGAAGACGAGGCGGAGCTTGATGCCGCACTTGCGGGCCATCAGCACGATCTCCAGGACCAGGGCTACGGCGCCGGGCAGGGCGAGCACCCGGTGGGCTTCGTCGATGGTCGCGACGATGAGCGGGTCGGGGTCGTCGACGACGAAGTGGTCCCGGCCGCGTAGGACGCGGCCCTTGTGGTCGGTCCACTCCATGAGGGAGTAGCGGCCGGAGCGTTCATACATGACGTTGCGGAGCGCGTACAACATGGCGAGGCCGCCTTGGGCGGTGTCCTCGTACCAGTCGACCGCCTCACGCCAGCGGGGCAGGGACTGGCCGCCCTGCGGGTCGCACACCCACGACACGATGCCGTTGTGGCGTTCGGTGCCGAGCAGCATGTCGAGGAAGCGGGACTTGCCGCCGTCGGTGGCGCCGTAGACGACGGTGTGGACGGGCCCGGACGGCTTCCAGAAGGCGTATCGGGCGGGTTTGCCGTCGTAGAAGATGCCGACTTCGGCCTGGCCGGTCGTCTTGTTGAGGATCTGCGGCCCGGGGTGGGTGGTGCCGTCTTGCAGGGGGTTGCGATCGAAGACGGCGATGATCGCCCGCCGGGCGGACTGGCCGGCGGCCTTCTCGATCTGCACCATCTCTTCGGGCAGGTCGAGGGCGCCAGCGATGTCGCCGGTCGCCGTGACCGCCTTCCGCCAGGTGCCGTTCTTCAGGACGAGGACGGCGGTCCAGCCGTAGTCGGTGGTGACGACGTCGACGAGCTTGGAGCCGGGCAGTGGGCCGTCGGGGCAGGCGACGTTGTCCTGCCAGTCCTGCAGCTGTCGGCTGAGTGCGGGTGCGGGGGCGGCGGTCTTCTTACCGCGGCGCCACCAGTAGATGCCGTGGCCGATGCCCCAGGCGCCGACGAGGGCGGGGAACGGGGAACTGCCGGGCTGGAGTCCGCCGGTGGCGGCCATGGCGGTGACCAGCGTGCCGCCAGTGGTGACGGCGGAGGCGGCGGCGATGAAGTCGGCGCGGGCGGGGAGCCGCTTGCGGAGGCGCTTTTTGCCGATGCGGGCGTCCCAGCGGCCCCAGGCGATGGTGGTGGCGGCTCCGGCGGCGGTGGCGGCGAGCGCGGTCTTCCATCCGTCGTCGGGCACGGCGAGGGCGCTGCCTGCGATGGCTTGTGCGGCGGTGGCGTAGAGGGGGGCCATGGTCCGGCGGGTGCGGTAGGCGACACGCAGCGCACGCCGGGCGGCCCTGTTCTTGCGGGTGCGGGAGGAGCCGCTCTTGCCCGTCTTGCGGGCCCGCTCGTCGGCGGGGTCCTTCTCGACGATGACGGTCTTCATGGCGGCTGCTACTCCTGTGGGTTCGCGAGGTGCGGGTGGGGGCGGCCCCGGCGCGGTGGCCGGGGCCGCGGGGCGGGCTAGACGTCGGCGGTGTACGCCTGCTTGGAGGCCATGCGCCCGCCGGTGGCGGCGACGGCTTCCTGGATGCCGCCGTGCCGGCTGTGGATGTTCCGGGAGGACTGGGCGGCGATCGCCGCGTTGTCGACGGCGGCGGTCTGCATGGCCTGGGCGGCGGCGAGAGCCGCGACGTACTGGTCGCGCAGCGCGGAGAGCTCTTCGAGGGTTCCTCCGTCGTCGCCGAACTCCAGGGCGCCTGCCTGCTCGATCGCGGCTTCGATGGCGGCGAGCTGGTCCTGGGCACGCTGGGCCATGGCGCCGGCCTCTTCAGCGGTGACGGTGGCTTCGGAGGCGAAGCGGGCGACGGCCTGCTTGAGGGTGTTGACGCCGGTGATCTCGGGGATGGTGGCGAGTGCCATGGGGTCTCCTGTGGTGTCGGGTCGGTTTTCGTTTTTGATCAGGACGAGCTTTCGGCCGTCGGCGACGGCGGGGGCGGTGGGCGGTGCGCTGGGGGCGGCAGTGGTGTCCGGGGCGGGCTGCGGTGTGCTGGGATCGACGGCCTCGGGCTCGCGGCGCAGCTTGGCGGCGGCACGCTTCTTGGCCTTGGGCCATTCGCGTTTCCAGCCGCGCACGAAGCCCTTGCAGAACGGGCCGGCGGCGGTGGCGCCGGTGGCCGCCCAGGCGGCGAGCTTCGCCCCGGTGCGGCTGCCCTTCTTCGCCGACACCTTCTTGATCCGCTTCTTGTGCTTGGCGGACACGTCACCGATCGCGGCTTCGAGGCCGCGGGCGGCGCAGTAGGCGATGGCCAGCAGCAGGATGAGACCGAGCACGTCAGCCCCCCATCAGCCACATGGCGAGCGATCCGACCTGGGTGGCGATGAAGCCAAGCGCCGTGGCGGCGATCTGCCCGAGCACTCCGGGGATCATCACAGTCAGGGGCGGGGAGACGGCGGCCAGCAGCAGGGTGCGGGGCTTCACACCGGTCATGAAGTCGCTGATCAGCCACAGCAGGGCGGCCAGCGCCGCCGCGAACATGATGCCGAAACCGGTCCACTCCCCCGCCAGGCCGTCAACGAAGCCGTCGACAGCGGTGGTGGCCTGGTTGATGAGGCCGCCGAGCGGGGTGGAGACGAGGCCGATGGATGCGGTGAGGACGAGCAGGGCCTGAATCTGCGGGCCTTTGATCTTCGCGGCGAGCTGGTTGATCCAGGGGAGGCGGTCGGCGACGTACAGCACGCCGGCTGCTCCGAGGCAGGTTCCGCCGGTTGCGGCGGAGATCCCTGCGTCGATGACGGGCATTTCGGGGTACCCCCTTGCGGTTACGGTGGGTTAGTGGTTTCCTCGCGTGCGCGCGGGCGCGCTCAGGCGCGTTGAACTTCGGTGGCTCGGCCCGGGACGGCTTGAGCCATCCCTTGAGCCATTACGGACGGTCAGCTTTCAGCGATGGACTGGCGAAGCTGGTCGAGCACTTGGGTCGCCTTGGCGGCCACCTCAGCCCGCCGGGATTCGGGGAGCCGGGCGATCGCCGCCCGCAGTTGATCCACAGCGACGGGCAGGACGGTGATGGGGCCTTGGGCTTCCGCGGCCCGGCGCCGGTCGCCCAGGTGCTGGGCGGAGCGGGCCTGTCGTTCGGCCTGCCTGGGGCGCCGGGTGCGGGTGGCCATCGGTTCCTCCTGTCGGGTCGGGATCGTCTGCTGGCGGTCCGGGTCTGCTTGCCGGGTCTGCGATCGTTCCGCTCACCGGCTCACTCATCGGGTTGACCTGGGGTTTTGCTCGTTCGACTGCTTCCGGCAGTCTCAGCAAGGACCAGAACCGTGGGGTGCTGGGCCTCACTGGCTGTGCCGGGGGCCGTCAGGGGGCGACTGCGCTGGCCTCGCGGGCTTCGATCTCGGCCCAGGCGTGGCGGACGCGCTCCTCGCGGGCCTTGAAGCCGGCAGCACGGAATTCGGCCTGCGCCTGGCGGTAGGAGCGGGGCGGCTCCATGTCGTAGCGGAGCCACCGCAGGACCACGTCGAGCTGCCCGTCGGACAGCCGGGCGCCCGGCTGGGGCAGGTCGACACCGGCGACGTCGGCGAGCATCTGAAGCGTGACCCCGCCCTCGACGGTGACCTGCCCCACCCCCGTCTCCGTGCCCGTTTCGTCCACGGTCACGGGCTCGATGGTCACGGGCCCGATTTCCGGGGTGACCTGTGTGACCACTGTGTGACCGTCCAGCTCGGGGCCGCTGTGACCGCCGACTGCGACTGCGGGACGGGACACGGCCAGCGCCAGGTCGCGCCGGGCGAAGGCGACAGCCGCCACGCCATGCTTCTTCTCCGACTTCTCCAGCCGCCCCTCGGCCTTCGCCCGCGCCCTGTTGATCTCGGCCTGGGCTCGGGTGAGGACATCGGCCCGGGCGATCTGCCGCTCCATCTCCGCGAGGTGCCCGGCGGTCTCGGTGAGGACGTCCGTGGTGGCCTCCGAGCGGAGGTGCCGGGCGCCGGCCGCAGCGAGGGCCCGAGCGTTGCGGTCTTCGGCGGACTGCTCGGCGATCACGGCGGCAGTCTCGGTGTCCGCGAGGATGTTCCCCGCGAACAGCCGCAGACCCATGAACAGCGCCGCGGCGACCGGGACGAACGCGAACACCTTCGCGTGGCCCAGGACCATCAGCGTCGCCGTCGACACCCCGACCGCCACCACCGACAAGCCGATCATCACTGCCATGCCGACCACAGACCGCTGCCTGATCGCCGTCTCCGACATCCGCAGCGACCCGATCCACAGCGCGTCGTAGACGACGGCAATCGACCAGCCGACGGCCGTCCCGACCGCCCCATGCAGGCCCAGCATCTGCCCCAGCTGCCCGCCAACGGTCACGGCGACCAGCACCAGAGCGGCCAGGGTGAGCAGCTTCTCCACGACCGCGAACACGTCCAGCCCGTCGACTGCTTCTCGGATCTTGCCGGTGAAACTCACAATTCCTCCTTCATCTATGCGGGCGGGGCAGGCAGCCGGTCAGCTCTCGTCGGTGTCGTCGGCGGGCGGCGGGAGGGTCATGGGGAAGGTGACGGTGAAGTCGCCGTCTGCCTCCAGCTCGGTCTCGCTGCCGGTCTCGGGGTTGATCAGGGCCATGGCTGGGTCCTCTCGGTCAAGTGATCGATTGGGTGGTGCAGTGCCCCGGGCGGGATTCGGTCCCGCACCCTCACGGCTGGATGCCGGGGCTGGGCCGTGCTGGCAGGGAGGAGGGGAGCCGAACACCCGCCAGCACGACGCTTCGGTGGCCGGTCAGGCGGCGGCCGGGTAGTCGAAGCCGGCGAGCTCGTCGACCAGACGCGGGTCGATCACGGCGGCATGGTCGAGGATCAACCGCATCTGCTCGCCGTCACCCGCCGCACGGGCGGTCACGTAGTCGGCGAACACGTCCGCGACGAGCGTGTCGACGACCTCGCCGACCGTCGCGTTCCTTCGACGGCGGGAACCCAGCTCGGAGGCGGACAGGTCGGCGTCGAACAAGATCTGAGACATGGTGGTGCCCTCTCGGTGCAGTGGGATGGGGGGGCAGGGTCAGAGCTGATTCGGGTGGAGGGCGAAGAACACGACGGTGAAGTGATCCGTCCCCACCAAGTCCTTCATGGCGTTGCGCACGGCCTGGTAGGTCGTCTCCTGGGTGTGCACGCCGGGGACCGCGTTGATACGTCCGTCGTTCGTGGCCTGACGTCCGTCGTTGGTCTGGACGGTCATGACCCAGTGGAATTGCGTGGGCTGCGTCTCGGGAGCGGCGGTGGTCTGGCTGGTGGAAGGCATGGCTGGTCTCCTGGGTTGGTCGTGCCGGGATGTGGTGGTGGGAGCCGCGGCCGGCGGGACGGGGGGATGGTCGACCGCCGACCGCGGCGGTAAGGGGGTTATCGCTGCTGCTGGGCGGCGGCGAGTCGGGCGGCCTCGGCGGCGGCACGCTCCGCGGCTGCTGCCGCGGCCATGGCCTCCGCGATCCGCTGCTGCGCCAAGGCGTCCGCGGCCTGCTGCTCCGTCACGACTGCTCACCGACCTCGGCGAGCATCTCGAGCAGCTGCTGGAGGACGACTTCCAGACGGCCGATCCTCCGGGCCATCGCCCGGTCGTCGGACATATCCAGCTGCTGCGCGTTGGCCAGCTCGCGACGCGCGGCCTCGATCCGGTACCGGTCGTGATCCGTCAGTTCGAAGCGGGCCATCACGCCGCCACCCCGATCAGGTCGAGACGGCCAGCGGCGGCGATGACCGAACGGGCCTCACACATCACGTCCTGCAGATACTCGAAATCGCTGGCCTCGATGCCCGTCAAATCGCGGACGGCCATCACCTGCGACACCTTCGCCACCGACGCCGACGCCAGCCTGTAACGGGCCACAGCGCTCTGCACCTCGGGCGACGTCAACGCCAGCTCCAGACTGCGCAGCGCCTCGACAGCCGACGACGACAGCGGGGCCGTGGGGAAGACGGCGCTCATGCCGCACCCCCGAGGCCCGCGATCAGCTCGCGGACGGCCGCCAGACGGCCGATCGGGTCCTGCCCGGCGGGGACGATGACGACGCGGTCGCCCTCGGTCGGGTCGTACACGGCCTGGATACGGTCCCGGAGTCGCGGGTCGAGCGTGGCGGTGTCCCACTCCTCGATGCGGAGCCGGTGCTCGGCGAGCAGGGCGGCCAGCGACTCGCGGGCCTCCTGCTCGTCCGCCAGCCGCTCGAACTCGACGAGGCCGCTGCGGGCCGCCGCGATCAGCTCCCGCAGACGGGACGCCGACACCTCGGCGAGGTCGGACAGCTGCGGGTCGGTGGACGCGACCAGCGACAGGGCGCCGGTGTCCGAGTCGACCATCACCTCGGCATCGAGGGTCAGGCTCAACGAGCGTTCGGCGGGCAGAGTGGTGCAGGTAGACTTCTGCGTATCCATGAGGTGACCTTCCAGAGCTTCCTCGTGGTAGGGCCGGCCTGCGATGTAGGAGTCGCGGTGTCCGGCCCGTTCTTCTGTTGTGGCGGCTCGCGGACGTGGTCCGGTAGGAGTGAGCCTCACCTTCAAGGAATTCCTTGAGCGGCTTGGTGAAGAAGCTAGACCCGACCGCCAACAGATGTCAAGCGATGACTTGAAGACCGCGTGGGCGGGCCCTACAGTCACTGCATGACCGAGACACTCGACGCCCCGATTGCGCACATCGCCGAAATCGTCGACGGCATCAGCGACCCTGGCGAGCTCTACCGGGTGTCTCGTGAGGCCGAGAGCCGAGTGACCAGCGAAATGCGCGCCGTTCGCCAGAAGGCTGCCCAACGACTGCGCGAACAGGGACTGACCTGGCGGCAGATCGGCGAGGTGATGGGGGGCGTCAGCGCCCAAAGGGCCGAGCAGATCTCTCGCGGCGTCTGATCCATGCGTCGTCATGCCTCAAGTCAACGCACGCCAGCAATGGGGAGCGACGATCCTCCGATGCATGTGGCAAGACAGTTCTAGTGCAGGATCACACGGGAGGCCGAGGGCCCAGTGGACGTGATCGAGACGTGGAGCGGCCAGCACGCAGCAGCCCTCCAGGCGGCCATGCGAGCCACCAACGAGGAGTTCGCCCGACTGCTCGGCGTGGCCGTTCGGACGGTCGCCACATGGCACGCGTCGCCAACCACCATCCCGCGACGCGAGATACAGCGAGCGCTGGACACCCTGCACGAGAAGGCAACTCCTGCTGAACGCAGACGCTTCGAAGCGTTGCTCCATCCAGACTCCGGAGCCCAGGCTCAGGCCCTGCGCGTGGCGATCGCCGTGGTGGTTCGAGGCCGCGAGGTGCTGCTCGTCTGCCGCCGAGGTGAAGACACTCTCTCCTGGCAGTTCCCAGCCGGAGTGATCAAGCCCGGCGGCAGTCCCAGTGCAGTTGCAGTGCAGGAAACCCTCGCAGAGACGGCAGTGCACTGCACCGTGCGGGAGCATCTAGGGACCCGAGTCCACCCAACAACAGGCGTCCTCGCCAGCTACGAACTCTGCGAGTACCTGGCCGGCGAGGCACGGAACGTCGATGCCGTCGAGAACCTCGACACAGCCTGGGTTCCGATCAGCAGCTTGACCCGGTTCATCCCCGCCGACCAGATCTTCCCGCCCATCCTGGACGCCTTGGAGGTTGCCGCATGACGACCGAGACGAAGACCGAGAAGCCCGGCATCTCCGCCGCGATCATCGTGCACGAGGGCCGTGTGCTCATGGTCCGGCGTCGGGTGAAGGAGGGCGAGCTGTCGTGGCAGTTCCCAGCTGGCGCGATCGAGCCCGGGGAGGCTGCCGAGGCTGCGGCCGTGCGGGAGACCATCGAGGAGACTGGCCTCGTCGTCACCGCCTCCCATCTGATCGGTGAGCGGATCCACCCCAAGACTCAGCGGCTGATGAGCTACACCGCCTGCAAGGTCATCCAGGGCGAGGCGCACGTCGCCGACGCCGACGAGTTGGATGCCGTCGCCTGGGTCACGCTCGACGAGATCCCCGAATACGTGCCCTACGGGCTTTTCGAGCCCGTGCAGGAGTACCTGAACGCGGCACTCGGCGCCTGACTCCTCACAGCGCGAAGCCGCCCCCACGCCGTGTGGCGTGGGGGCGGTGCTTTGTCGTTACCGTCGTCGTGGTGGCCCATAGGGGGATTGCCAGGCGGGTCGGTCGTGTCGCCTGCCGGGTGGGAGTGGCGGGTTGGCGTGTTGGACGGCTTTCTGCACTTCGGCGAATGCGGCGGCTGCTGCTTCCATGGCCGGCTTCACGGCCTGAACGTAGGCGCGGGCAAACATGCGGGCCATTTCCTGGGCTTGGCGGGCTCGTTCGGCTTGGATGCGGGCGATGTTTTCCCGGAGTCGCTGTAGCGACTGCTGGAATTCGGTGTCGTCGTATTCGATCTGGATTGCGAATGAGGTGACGCCGGGTACGTTCTGCCATTCCCCCGCCTCGTCCATGATCTGTAGGTCGCAGTCCGGTCCGCGCCGGGGAGTCGCTGGAGGTTCGGGCTGGCTGCGCATGGCGTCGTCGCTGACGGTGTAGTCGTTCAGCGCACTGTTGATCTGGTCGAGGATGCGGTCGGCGGTGGTCACGGCGAGGTCTCCTTGGGCGGGCTGTGGACGGGGATCGTGGCGGCGGCGCTCACGCGGCCCGTCGTTCGGCCAACGGCAGCTGCAGCGCCTCCGAGTGCCCGTACTGCGCCGAGCAGGCGGGGCAGCGGACGCCGGCGGTGTCGAGGGTGACGCGGAGGGTGTGGCCGCAGGGGCACGCGACGGGCACCCGCCGGGGCGGCTTCTCGCCGGTGATGATGCGGCGGGCTTGGTCGGCGGTCTGAGCGATCTCGGCTGCCAGCTCGCGGACTGCCGGATGCTCGTCGCAGATCATGGCGAGGTTGAGGCCGAGGATGCTGCAGGCCCAGTCGACGATGGCGACGACGGACTGGTAGGCGGGGATGTCCCAGCGTTCCCGCTCGCAGAGGTCGCGTGCCCATCCGCCGACTACGCCTTCGATGCCGCCGCGGGAGCGCAGGTCGAGCGCTTCGGCGTTGCACGGGAGTGGCGCGCTGCGGCTGCCGGTGCGTCCGTCGCCGCCTCGCCGACTGGGCTGGAGTGCGTCGCCGAGCTGCCGGTACAGCTGCGGGAGTTCGCGGAGGTTGTCGGCGATGCGGGCCTGACAGCCGGGGTGGACGCGTTCGCGGGCGGGCCGGTCGCAGATGGTGCAGGTGGGCGGGGGCGTGTCGAGCATGGCGGGTGCTCCCTGGGTGCGGGGCGGGGCGATGGGTCAGGGGCGGCGGTCGGCTTCGCGGCATTCGGTAGATTCGGCTTCGGTGTAGCGGCGGAGTTCGGCCTCGGCGCGGTCGAGGTCGGCGCACAGCTGGTCGTACTGGTCGCTGGTGAGGTCGTCCAAGCGGATGCGGCCGGTCACGCGTCCTCCACGGTGCTGCGGGTGGTTTCGCATACCAGCCGGTACACGGTGTCCGGGTGTGCGGCTCGGAGTTCGGCGAGCTTGGCAGCGACGGCGTCGCGGTCACTGCTGCCAGGCATGCCCCATCTGCCGCCGCCGCGCTGGGCGTCGATCCACCAGTGCTGTCCGCCGGCGAACTCAGGCGGGTCGGCTCGGTCGGCCCACGTGGTGAGTTGCTCGGCGAGGAACCGGGCCTGCGCCGGATTGATCAGGACACACGGGTCGTCGCCGTCCACGGTGAGGTCGAGGCGTAGCCAGGGCCATGGCGGGCCGTCTGCGGGCTGGTCGTCGCGGGCGTCGGCGGTGATGTGGGACGGGATGAGCGCGAGGCCGACGGCGCCGTCGCGGGGGTCGTCTTCGGCGGGGGTGAGGTGGCTGCCCCGGTATGCCCAGGGTTGGCCGAGGTGTTCGGGGTCGCTGTCGCCGCCGATGCCGTCGATGCTGGCGTAGATGCTCACTGCTGCTCCTCGGGTGCCGGGCACTGCACGGGCTCGCTGTCCGCTCCGGCCGCAGCGATCAGTGCGGCGACGGCGATCCATCCCTTGTGCCAGGACTGATCCATCAGGTAGCCCGCGTTCGGGTCGCGGGCGAGCCAGCCCGCGTGCCCGGTCACTGCCGCGAGCCGGACGATGCCGCGCGGCTTCTCGTCGCGCCAGTGGCCGCCTTGCCGGTCGGCGATGTAATGGGTAGCGGCGGATACGGCGAGGCCGAGGGCGGCCCGCTTCCAGGAGAGCCGCATCCCGGTGGCGCGCTGGACGGCGTACAGGGTGAGGGCTTGGGTGGCGGTGTAGGTGATCACGTGTTCGGCGCAGGCGATGGCGCCGTCCCGGTTGGGCTTGCCCTTGTTGACGGCTTGGTCGTCGATCTGAATCCAGTGGTCGGCGACTTCGTGGGCTGCGGTGAGGGCCGCGTAGGTGGCGGCGAATCGGGCTGCGGTCATGTGGCGCTCCTTCGTGGCCCTGTGCGGGCCGTGTGCGGTCTGGCGGGCCGGGTGTGGGGCTCGGGTGGGTCGGGGCGCTGCGGGGCCGTCAGGCACCCCTGCGGTCTGCGAGGCGCGGCACCCCGGCCGTGAGGTGGTCGGCACGGTCGGCGGCGGCAAGGAGCGCCATCGCGAGACGGCGGGCGTCGGTCGGGCTCATCGGCACGAAGTCCAGCTCCCGTTCCCAGTCGTAGGCCACGTAGGGGTCGGGCTGGGCGACGTAGACGCTGTCGCGGGTCTCGGGGTCGTCGACGGTGCGCACCAGCCACAGCGGGGGCCTGCTGGCGAAGGGGGCGTCCGTCGTGATGCGCCACTCGTGTCCGGCCATGCCGTGGTCGGGCGGGTTGATGACGTCGGGCTTGGGGCGTTCCGAGCTGTCTGCGGTGGCGAGGAGGTGGCGGAGTTCGCGGCGGATCTGGTCGAGGGTGACGTCGTCGGGGAGGGCGGTCATGCGGGGCTCCGGTCAACTCGAAGGGCTAGAAGGGGCCTAGGAGGCGTCGGGAGAGCCCGGCAGGGGAATTCCCCCATCGGGCGCTCCCGAGGCGCCACAGCAGCGACTGTGGACGCGGGACGGGACCACCGGGGTCATGTCTGGCGCAGCACCTCGCAGTCGCGGAAGCGGCAGAGGCTGTGGTCGTCGTCGCGGTGGGACTGCTTGCGCTCGTGGTCGGCGCAGGGCTCTCCCCCGTCCGCGTCGCACTGGTCGGGTGCCGGGCCGCACGGCGTCTCGGTGTCCTTGCCGGGCTGCGCCTCAACAGCCGGGCCGGACTCCAGGCACTCGCAGTCCCCGACAACCCTGGCCTCGCAGACATGGCCGTCGAGCGGAACGCCCATGTCGGCGTGCAGCCGGTACTGGTCCAGCAGCCCATCCACCGCTCCCCACGAGGTGGCATGGCCCAAGCACAAGTCCCGCTGCGCCTTCAGCCACTGCTCGAACGCGTCACCACGGCGAGGCGTCGTCTCGGCTGGTGGTGTCTCGGCGGCCACCCGCCGCAACTCGCTCGCCACGTCCTCCCGGGTCGTGCACGCCTCGCACGGCTTCTGGTCGCAGGCTTCGTTCATGGCCTCCACGAACCGTGCGGCGGCGAACCAGTCGGCGGCCACCCGATCCACGGCGGCAGACTCGACAGCCAGACGGCGCAGCTCGGCCCTGAGGCGGTTGGCTTCCTTCTCGGCAATCTGACGGCGGCCCATCTCCTGCCCGAGGCGGAAGTCCGCGTTCTCCCAGATGCGCTCAGCTTCGGCCAGCTTCCGGCGCAGCTCGCGAACTTCGCTGTCGTGCAGCTTGTCCTTCTCGGCCCCGGCGCCTCGGAGTGCCGTGACCAGATCGGCAGTCGTGAGTGCCTCGGCGGCCAGATGGGGGGTCGCGGGCAGCGCGGCCTTCTGGAGGCTGGCGATCACTTCGCGGGCGGCAGCGGGAAGCAGATAGTCCCCGCAGTCACACATGAGGCAGGCGTCTTCGAAGTGCTGCGCCTCCGTGTGCCCGCAGATGCAGGCGGCGGCCCGGTCTGCGGGCGCGGGCAACACTGCGAGCACCGCCTCGGCCGCCTCGAACGGAGTGACCATCCGAGTTGCCGGGCCACCGTCCGGCCCCTCGAAGGCGACGCGCATTCCCTGGGTGTACTCGGCACCCGACGTGAAGCGGGCAGCCAACTCCTCGGCGATGCGGTCCCTCAGCGCGGCCCGGTCTGCGGAAGGCACAACAGCCGGGGCCGCGTCCTCGGCCTCGGCGCGCAGCCACGGCCACTCCCGGTACAGGACCGCAAGGACCGCGTCCGCGTGATCGCCGTACTCGTCGGGCTCCAGCATGTCGGAGTCCCACGCGAAGCCCTCGGCCTCGCAGACGGCGCGGCGTAGCTCGTTGCGGAGTCCGGCACGGCGGGACGGCTCGGTGGTGTCGGTCAT